CACATGGTGGTATTGCCTTATGGATGCTAATGGATGTCTATTTGATCCTAAGTATCCTAATGAAGAGCGTGACTCATTAGAACAATTCCTGCAATGGGGTTATAAAGTAGAGGAGGTAATATGATTGAATTAACACATGAAAGTTTAAAAGACATATTTAAAGATGTTTATAATAAATTAGGATTAGGATATAGAGAAAATATTTATGAAAATGCTATATGTTTAGAGCTTAACAAAAGAAATATAAAATATGAACAACAAAAAAAAATATTTATTGAATATGATAATGAAATAATAGGTGAACAAATTGCAGATATATGTATTCCAGAAGGTGAAATTGTTATTGAATTAAAATCTCTTCCTGATTTGAATAATAAAACACATAATCAAATTATTCCATATATTAAAAACTTAAATTATTGTCAAGGATATATAATAAATTATTGTCAAAATTCAAAAAAAGAAATTCAAATAACTTATATAGCATTATACAATAATATTTTTGTAGTAATAGATATGAATGCAAATAGTAGATTGTATTATAATTATAACGGTTTACTTATGGATTCTTATGAAGCAAGAGAACAATTAAAATCAAAATAACATGGCAGAGGAAGCAAAAATGGCACTGCTACTATTTAGCACAGGGATAATTATGATTATAATAGGATTGATTAATAAATATAAAAATGACTGACATAATACAATACATTGAGGATAATGACCTCAAAGCGCGCCACAGATATAGACACTACACTTACAAGCGTTTCTATCTTTACAACCTACTTAGAGAGGAAGGACTTACACTGTATGAGATAGCGGCAATGTTTAACAGAGATCATGCAAGTGTGATACATGGACTTAAAACTCACCATGATCTAATCTCAATTAAGGATAAAATATACCTTGACTATATTGAGGAGCTCATGTTAATCTTTGAGAATTACAATGAAGACCATAACCTTGTTGATGACGTCATGAACTGTTTTTGTTTAAAACAATTACGAAAAATTAAGTTCAGAATTAAGAATAATCTCTACAAAGAATTAAATTTGTAGTCCATACTGTTTTGATTAATTATTTGTTTGACCCTTCTGGCACTGCTGGAAGGGTTTTTTTGTGCCTATTTAGGTACTTAAGTACACATTTTCTCATGTATATCCCTTATATATTATTTTTTTTAAAGAAATATTTTTTTTCAACATCTATAAAATAGCAAAATAAAGTGTATTTGTGTACCTAATTTTAATGAAAACCTTATAAATAAAGGATTTTAATAGGTACAAATATAGGTACAAATAAAAAATTTTATAGATTTGTCATATTTATGGAATTTATTTTTAATTTTGTACAGGGGTTTGCGGTTAGCTGCCCAGTAAAAGGTTTGTTCTCGTTCCTTTCCCCCTATTTTTTTAAAACGAGATTAATAAAACGAGATTAATATGATTGTATCTATATTTAAAAAGGTAACTGATACCACCACTCCTTATAATAAGGATGTTTTATATTGCCTCCAAAGAATCAAGGAAGGAAAATCAAAAGAATTAGTTGACAAAGTAAGGTCATTTGCTACAAAGGATGAGCAAAAACCTTATAAGAATGAACTTCCTGGAGTGTGTTTCAATGGCACATTTACTCATAGAAAAATATCAGGGCTCAATCAAAGGTCAGGATTGATAGTTTTGGACTTTGATGACATGGCTCATAAAGATGAGGCTAATCAATTCAAAGATGAGTTAATAAAAGATAACTATATATTCTCTGCATGGATATCACCATCTGGGAAGGGAGTAAAAGCTCTTGTTAAGATACCAAATGAAGGTAACTTCAAAGGATATTTTGACTCATTAAGGTCATACTTTGACTCAGAGTATTGGGATAATACAGGAAGTAATATTGATAGATTTTGTTTTGAGTCTTATGATCCAGAGTTATACCTCAATGTAAACTCATTAGAATGGACTCAGATTGAAGAGCCTGACCTTGATGATATTGGTAGCTCAGATGTTACAATACCCATTAAGTCAGATAATAGAATAATAGAAAACTTACTAAAATGGTGGGATAAAAAGTATGGCATGGTGGCAGGAGCTAAGAATAATAATCTTTTTATCCTGGCCTCTGCTTTTAATGATTATGGCATCAATAAATCTGAGTGTGAGAATGTGTTACTTAAATTTGATGAGGGAGGTAAGGATAAGGAGATACTTAAAATAATTAAAAGTGCCTATTCTAAAAGCTCACAGTTTGGCACTAAGTTTTTTGAGGATGCTATCTCAAAAGAAAAGATTGAGAAACAAATAAGAGCAGGTAAAAAAACATCTGATATAGTTAAGTCATTGCCTGAGTTCTCTCAAGATGAGATTGAGAAGTGTGTTGACTCTATAAAAGATACAGGTAACATTGATGACTTTTGGACTTACACAAAGCAAAATAAAATACAACTTAGTATCCATCAATTTAAATTTTGGCTACAACAAAACAACTTTTTTAAGTACTTCCCAACTGACAGTAATACTTACACCTTTATTCGCAAAGAGCAGAATCTAATTGAAGAGACAAATGAGAAGAGAATAAAAGATTTTACTCTTAGCTCTCTTTTATCCAGAGAAGAGATAGGATTTCAACCTTATGACTTGATGGCAGGTAGTTCAAAGTATTTCACATCTGAATTTTTATCCATGCTTGATAGCTCAGAAGTTGATATGCTTGAGGATACTGCTGATAAGTGTTACTTATACTATAGAAACAGCTGTATTGAGATTACAAAGCAAGGAATTAAAGAGCATGAGTACATTGATTTGAATGGATATGTATGGAAAAAACAGATAGTTGATAGAGAATATAAAAAATGTGATCATCATAAATCAGAATTTAGAACTTTTTTATGGCTCATTAGTGGTAAGGACTCAGCAAAATACAATAGCTTTAAGTCAGTGATAGGATACTTGATGCATTCTTATAAGACCTCAGCAAATAACAAAGCAATTATTTTCAATGATCAGACTATTTCTGAGAATCCTAATGGGGGAAGTGGTAAGGGTTTATTTTGGAATGCTCTTGCCAAACTTAAGAAAGTATCCTCAATAGATGGTAAAACTTTTGAGTTTACTAAGTCATTTCCTTATCAGACTGTTTCAACTGATACTCAATTATTAGTATTTGATGATGTAAAAAAGCATTTTAACTTTGAAAATCTATTCTCATTGATAACAGAAGGTATTACTCTTGAGTATAAAGGTCAAGATGCTATCAAGTTACCTGTTACAAAATCACCTAAGATAGTCATCACTACAAATTACACCATCGGAGGAGTAGGTGGGTCATTTGAACGCAGAAAATTTGAGGTAGAGATGTCTGATTATTTTGGATACCACCGTTCACCTCTTGATGAGTTTGGCCACATGTTATTTGATGATTGGAATGAGGAGGAGTGGGCAAGATTTGATAGTTACATGATTAACTGCTGTCAATACTATCTTAAGAATGGACTTGTATCTCATGACTTCACTAATCTTGATGTAAGGAAGTTTATAAAAGAGACATCATTTGAGTTCTATGAATGGTCAAAAGATGACCATTTACCACTTAATACAAGGCTGTACAAAGATGAGTTGCATAGATTATTTACTGAGGAGTACACTGACTATACTAAGCTAAGTAAAAAGAAATTTACTCAATGGCTGCATGTATTTGCTGAGTATCATAAGTATAAGATTTTTGAAGGTAAAACAAATAATATCAGATGGATAGTATTTGAGAGTGATAATGTACAACCTCCTCAAGATGAGGATGTGTGGGATAATATTGAAGTAAAAACAGAAACACCATTTTAATATGAAACGAATTAACAAAGACAAACTCAATGCTCTTATGATGGAGCAGTTGAAACAGAAGTATCCTAACATGCCAGAGGCATACATCCCAAAGACTGATTGGACAGATAACTCTGCCAATGCCTTGACAAAGTGTGTCATTGCATGGATACAGTTCATGGGCGGTCAAGCTGAGAGAATAAGCTCACAAGGTCAGTACAGGGAAGGAGCTAAGATACCTGTTGGGTCAGGCATCATGGCACACACAAAACAGTTACCGGGCAAATGGACACCCGGACAGTCAACCAAAGGAACTGCAGATATTTCTGCAACAATCAGAGGGCGGTCAGTTAAGATCGAGATAAAATATGGAAAAGACAGACAGTCAGATGTTCAAAAGGAATATCAAGCATCCATTGAAAGGGCAGGCGGTGTGTATATTATTGTAAGGACATTTGATGAGTTTGTGGTATGGTATGAACAGTTTACATTAGGGCTATGAGAATCAAACTAAAAATGCCAAAGTTCAAAGTAAAATTGAAACATCTTAGAAAGAAATATAAACACCCGGTCAAGGGTATTAATAACGAAATAGATTAAATTATGACATTAGACTCACATGAAATTAGATTAGGCAACTCATATAAAATTGAGTTAGGTGATGGCACTTATAAGATAGGACTCATTAACTTAGAGGATATTGAAAATTTATTAGATGATGAGATTGATGATTTTTATCAGGCTCTTGAGATAAGTGAGGAGTGGTTGTTAAAGGTAGGGTTTAAACAATATGGACTTGCAGGAGACTCTAAATGTTATAGTTTAAATGATATAGACATCTGGATATATTCTTATGATCATATAGCCTTTGGTAAGTGGGAACTCAAATACGCCCACCAACTTGAAAATCTATACTTTGCACTGACTGGAGAGGAACTAACATACAATTGTTAATAACTTTATTTTGTACTTATGCAATCTTTTATTAACTTTGATGCAATAAATAAAAACAGTATGGAAAAACAAATCAAAACAGCTACTGAGAAAATCAAGGAGCTAAATGAGTTGAGTAACACACTTACTCTACATCAAAAACTACACAGGGCAAAGTTAGCCATTGGCAAGGTTACTAAGAACGCACAAAGTCATCACTCAAAATATGCTGACCTTAATGCTATCCTTAGCACTGTTGAGCCTGTACTATTAGAGAATGGCTTGCTACTTATCCAACCTATCCAAGGCAACAGTGTGTGCACTCAGATAGTAGATATTAACTACTCAGGTGCAATGATTGAATCATGTATGGAATTACCTCAAGGTATCACACCACAACAAATGGGGTCTGCCATAACCTACTATCGTAGGTACACCCTTCAAAGTGCTCTCTCATTGCAGGCAGTGGATGATGATGGTCAACAGGCATCTAAGGAGACACCAACTGAGACTAAAAAAGAGTCATTGTCAACTGAACGTTTCAATAATGCTCTTGCTAAGATTAAGGCTAATGAGTTCACAGTTGAGGAGTTGAAAGCTAAGTTTTATTTAACCAAAGAACAGGAGGCACAGTTATGAAATGGAGGCCATCACAATTAGGTAAGCTCATGACTAACTCCAGGAGTAAGTCAGAGCTCTTATCTGAGACTGCTAAGTCTGAGATTAGAAAAATTGCAAAACAGGACTTCTTTGGATACAGCTCAGACATTAAGACTAAGCCAATGATCAAAGGAACTGATTGGGAGCAGGATGGTATTGACTTACTCAATGATGTTCGTTTCACTAAGAAATACAGTAAGAACACAATCAGAGTAACTAATGAGCTCATGTCAGGGTGTTGTGATATACTCATGGATGAGGTGATCATTGACATCAAGAGCTCTTGGTCATTAGAGACCTTCCCGGCAACACCATCAGAAGGTGAGAACTCAGATTATGAGTGGCAGGGTAGAGCATACATGTGGCTCTATGATAGGCCATCATTTGAGTTAGTGTACACCATGTATGATACAGATGATACTCTGCTCACTGATTGGGATAACAAATCAATTCATAAGGTCAAACACATACCTGCACACCATAGGGTGACTGTGTTAAGATATGAGAGAGATACAGTCATTGAGGAACAGATAAAAGAGAGATTAATAGCATGCTCTGAATATTATGCTCAATATGTAAATGAATTAAATAATAAATAAAATGAGAAAAACAGATGTAAAATGGACACAATTCAGGTCCTTATTATTATCCATTACAGATGAAAATGGTGTAATAAAAAAACCAGCAAGAGAGATTGCAGAACAATTGAAAATCCCTCAATATTCAAGATTGACATACATATTAAAAATAAATGATAAAGTTTTTAATGGTAGATCACAACCTCATATTAACAAAGTTTCAAAGGAAATTTATGAGAAATATATCAATACTGATTTTTTTATGGTGAGATCCAATTCTAAAAAAAGTGAAATATCAGTGATTGAAGAAAAACAAGTGAGTCAACAAAAAATTGAATTTGATTCAACTGATTATGATATTAAACATGAATTAACCAACATAATGAAACTACTTCAAGAGATACCAGATATTGAATTATCAAAAAATGGTTATTTAAAAATAGCACAATCATTACATAAAGTAATTAAAAACCTTAAATAATAAATAAATGTCAGATTCAACAATCAAAGGAGCTATCAAGCTCATCAATCCGATCAAAGTGATCAGTGATAAGTTCTCAGTGAGAGAGTTCGTGGTAACAACACCGGATGCCAAGTATCCACAGGATATACTATTCCAAACAATCAATGATAAGATGGATGTATTAGAGTCATTGGGTGTAGGTCAGCAAGTGGAAGTCTCATACAATGTTAGAGGCAGGGAGTTCAATGGGAGGTATTACAATACTCTTGATGCATGGAAAATTGAGGTAACAGGATCTAAGCCATCACAGCCAAGTACACAACCAATAGAATTAGACGATGACCTCCCGTTCTAAGACAGTCTACATCAAAGATGGTGAAACACTCACTGACTCAATAAGAGCTGAGCTGTTTGATAAGCTATCAAGGAGGTATAAAGTTGTTCACCTTGCAGAGGATGTTGGAGTGGATAAGTTTCAAATGTACCGCTTCATGCATGGCCAAGAGGTAACAGGTAAGTTCTATGATAAGGTGTTTAAATACTTGATGAAATAACTCGGCTCTGGTAAGCCAACCCCCTATCACTTAGATCGGCACTATGTCATAGGGGGTTTATATGGTCAGGATGCGAAGTAGGGTAACGCAGCCATTATCAGGTGCTCCACTGTAAAGATATGAACAGGGCGCTGGGGGTTCGAGTCCTCCCCTGACCACAATGGAGAGTCTAACAGCTCTCCTTTGTCATGTTAATAACTTTTATTATCTTAGCACCATGATAGGATATTTGACTCCATTAGTAATCTCCTGGTGGTTCACTCACTTTGAACCATTACAGAACTATATAGATAACAAGCTCAACCTCCCAGATTGGCTACATACTTCACTTGGCTGCTGGAAGTGTCTCAGCTTCTGGGGGACTTGGGCCTACTCACAATCATTCACTGTGGCTTGTGCCACATCACTCACAGCTGTATGCTTGAACAAACTGATATACAACTCATAGACACCATCCTCAATCAACCTGAGGAGAAGGTGCTCACTAAGAGAAGCCTTATACAACTACAACAAGTTAAGAACAGAGTTACAGGACAAAGAGATAAGGAGTGTTTCTGTGCCTCAGTACGCAGGAAGGTATGGCTCAAAGACTTCACTCAATGGTATGAAGGAGCACTTGGATAAATATCTTACTCACAACTACCTTGAGGTGCTCAAGTACACTCGACATTTCTTAGATGTGCTCAATATACCAACCTCAATAGATGCAGATGCAGTTATTAACAATGCTTACTTACACTGTGCAGGACTCAATGCTCAAGATATGACAGAGGATAAGGCTAAGAGCTATCTACTCAACACCATTAAATGTGATCTTATCTGGACTCAAGGCTCTAAGACTAAGAAACAAGATTTGTACAGGTCTCAAGAGTACACAATGGATGTCATTGATGACCCTACAGACCTGGAGCATAAGATAGAGATAGAGGATAGGTACAACTTTAAAAAAGCACTTGTTGAAATATATAGAACAGAACAAAAAGACAGGATAAAAAAGATAGTATTTGAGGCATATTATGACAAAGGGCACTCAACTCAGACTGCACTCGCTAAGTATTTTAACATTAACAGTACATCTGCCTACTTCCTGATTAAAGAAATTAAAGAAAATATTAATCAAATACAATATAGGTATGAGGAATGCTAATTTTTTAGGCTTAATGACTTACATAATGGCCTTTGGAGTAGTAATG